GGCGTATCAGAGTCTGAGATAAACCCCTTCATTATATTAGTTCTTAGCTCTTTTGCTAAGGAAGCACCGGGTTTAAGATCAATACCGACGCGCGCTAATACATCAACCACTTCTCTTGCAGAGGGTTGGTATTCAGCACGGTCTAGTAATTCTGAAACTAAACCAGGTTTCTTCATGACATAAGCAGCAACAGCTTCTATGTCAGGTTGTGTTAGGACGTAAGGTCCCGTCTTAGTCGCCTTGTCAAAACCAGGGGTTAAAAAAGTTTTATCAAGATCTCCTAAGAATTTTATATTCGATGCCATCTCATCTAGGAAGTTTTTAAACTTCGGGTAGTCAGGATGGACCGACATTGCGTTTGTACGAGCAACCCAGCCGATGCGTCCAATGACTTCGGCTTCAGGGGGATGCTCGTTAAAACAGGTCTGCTGCACAATTCTGGACAACAGAGGCAAAGTTGTGTCTGATGACGTAATCGCCTTTTCATCGTAGATACGTCTTAAAAACGTCCTACCGGCGAAAATCTCGGCTGTTCCCGTCGAGACACGCGCTATAGCTGAGGTGAAGCTGGCTTCATCAATCGCTTTGTTGGTAGCGAGTAGTACATCATCGCCTTGACATAACAAGACGATTTCGCCACTTAGCCAGTCTTTTAAAGCGTTGGGGAATCCAACTAACTTAAGAGCGGCTAAGGTACTGGCAACTGTGTACAAAGTGTCAACGTCAGTAGTCAGTTTCCAGCCGGACATCCACCCGTGACGCCCTTGTAACCAAGCGGCTTTACCGGGAGCTCCGGGTGTGACCCAAGAGGGGGTTAGAACGCCTTGATGCCTGTTAGCATAGTCTAGCAGTTCTAATCCAATAGGGTCGAAACCAGCCGCTTTAAGTTCAGAGAACATAAGCCGACGGACCTCTGGGGTGATGTGCCTATCTAACTGTGACATATCCGACTCGTAAGTAAATTTCTTTGAGCTTATCGCCTTGATGTTCTTATCTACACCTTCAACATCATGCCAAAGACCAGGGAGGTTCTTCCTCGCGGACTTCATCTGTAAGACGAGTCGAGACTCAAGTACATTGCACCAGAAGGGGACAATAAACACGAGACGGATACGAGGGTAAGCTCCGTAAGAATCACCTATATACATAGGATCTTCAGAACCTACGAACATCGGCTGAGGCTTTCGAGAAGGACCGAATCTCTTATTAACGATAGCGGACATCAGAAAGTTCGCACCTGGGAAGCCCCAAGAATAAGAAAGGCGATCTAGATC